AGGAGGTTGTCATCCCATTACTTAATGTTTTTTTTTGTTACATGCCACCCATGTGTCCTCCACCACCCATATCGTCCATGGATGGAGAAGAATCCTTAGCTACTGCAAGATTGACCTCGGTTTTATCCTTAAGCTTATTGATCTCTTCCATTGGGAGTATATCTCCTAAGTAGAACTTCATAAGCTGAGAAGTAAACTCAAGTTTAGCCTCTTCTCTAGGATCAGACCCATACATCATCTGAGTTACATTCTGGATGATATCATTAGCAGTCTGAATCATCTGAGAAGTGTTGCTCAGTCTAAGCATAGAAGGTACAGGAAGCTTTACCTCTACTATATCTTCACAGTCATTCTCAGCCTGATAGATCTTAGTAAAGATCGTAGACAGTATAGGAGCAAACTCAGACTGTCTCTTCTGAATCATAAGCAAGAAACGCTGGCTGTTTTGTACTGCATTGGTAGCAGATTGCTCACTCTGATAGTGGTTAGTGATCATTTCGATACTAACACCAAGCTGCTCAATAGCCATCTCTTCCAAGCTATTCATGAACTCAGTTCTAACTTCTATATTCTGTCCTGGTAATACTTCCATATTGACTGGAGATTCACCATTAGCATTCTGAGGAATGACTAGATCATTGAATCGACCAGTAATATTGAGGATATTGTTCATATTCTCAATCTGACGCAAGTTGAAGTTAGATTGCTTAATCTGATTGATAACGTTCATCAATACAGCAGTAATGTTTGTATCAACAGACTGCCGTACATGATATACTCTCTTATCGTATCCTCTAGTAAGGATAGCAATAACATTGGAAATATACATACAGCTGAACAGCTTAGCAGGGAACAAACTCTTCTCTAAGTCAGATATTCCTCTACCAGTCTTTCTATTCTTATTGAAGTAGCAGTGTACTACATCATCAGGCGGAATGAAGGATACTCTGATCTTTTGGATCTTTCCATCCCCATGATCTGCATTGTACTTCAGTATAGTATAGATCTCATGAGCCAAGTCTTGGTTAGCATTGATAAACTTAGCATCAATCTTCTCAGATATCTGCTGAGCTATCTTCTTTAAGACTTCTTCATTATCTGTACCAGTTCTATCCATATTCTCTCGCTCTTGAGCAGAACGTCTAGGACGAAGACCACCAAGAGTAGAAGTAAATGTAGTCTGTGCATCAGATGGAAGTGGTTGGTCACATTCGATATAGTAGTATCCTAAACATGTACCTTTGATACTGATAGGACGAGTATATGCTCTCTCCAATATCTCTACTACACATCCAGGAATGTTAACCTGACTATTTCTAGATCCTCTACCTGTAGAGGTAAATCCATCACCTGCTGGACCCTCAAGAGATCCTTTAAGAAATTTCTTGAAATCTTTGTCAATATTTTTCATGTAGTCAGAATTACGCACTAAACCGTAGTTTAATTTAGGCGCACCCGCCTCATTCAGAGAGGCCGTTTCTTCCAAAATGCGAATTATTCGGCTTTGCTCTGTGAGGATACTGGGGATGACCCCAGAAGTGTTAATTTCGACCTTTATTGAAGAATATGACTCATTTGACTCCAATTGGCCTTGTACTTGAGGAGTCAATGTAGAGAGTTCATAAAGGTTACCAGAAGAGATACCAAAGTTAGAATTCTGAGCATTTCCTGATTCGGTTATATAACCAAACTCCATAGGAATGGATGCTTCATGTATAGCTTGTTCTATAGCATCCTCTGTAAGATAACTTAAGCCATGACCTTCTTCTGTGTTGAATACAGATTCTGTCATACCGACTGAGTTAGCTTTAGTAAGCAATCTATTCATTGCTTTACGATAGGGAACAATATAGACAAACTGTTCTCCATACTTGGCTGTATCTAGATAGATATCATCCTTAAGCTTACTCCAGTTATACTTTCTCTTACAAGAAAGAATTCTATCAGCATCTCCAGTACCTTCATTATTTTCTCTACTGTCATTGCTGCTAGAACTAATAACTGAGATATCTGTATCTTCTTCAGTCATATGATCTGCTGCTAATACAGAATCTTTGATAAGCTTAATAGCCTTCTCTAGGCGAGGAACGTATTTAAGGATAACATCAATTTCTTTATCCAGATCTCTGATGAAGATATTGTTTCCATAGAGATCCATGATATCAGACAACATGGAAGAGTCTGTAAGCTCTTTCATTGTTGTAAGAGTATGCTCTCCCTTAGCAAACGTTCTTGCATAGAGTGCAGATATATTAGTCTCTCCAGTACGAAGTTTAGTCTTATCTACCAGACCGTTGATAACCCGATTCATACGTTCTCTAGTATTATCGATATATGCTTTGTCTTTGTTGTCGGTATAGTAGGTACTCTTGTACAGACTGTCTATATTATCTTGAGTTTGCTGTGCCAGTTTCTTATTGAAGGCTACGCTCATCATTAGATCGTCGCCATTAGGTATTGCCACGTAAACCCCTCCTTAATCGACCATTTAGGGACATTATAGGAATGTCTCCCTAGTCAAATAACAGTAGAATCCCCTCTACCCTGTTTCGGGTAGAGGGAATCTTTATGAATTGGTCTAAACTGCTCTAAAAGATTAGATAGTCTTTGAACCGAAATCATCAACTGTCGGAGAGACTGCTGTGATCGCACCAGTACGACCAGGAGCAATGTTCTCGTTTCCGAGAATCTGATAACCGAACTGCATCTCATCGAAGCAAGTAGTCTCGTTGATCCAGTCAAGGAACTTGCAAGCCTTCTCGTTAACAATACGACCAGGAATCGGGAATCCATTCATGGAAATCTGGAGCTCCTGGAAGGAGATTTCGCCACGGGTTACGTTGTAGATCGTACCCGTGTTAGCAGCTGCCGGCTGAACAGATGCAAGGATGTATGCCTTCTCAACATTAAGTGCTGTGTTATCAGTGATAATCAGCAGATAATGGAAGATCTCATACTGATAGCCCTTCTCCGTCATAAGGTTATTACCAGTCGTCGTAGCAGCATCTTTAAAGCGGCTACGGAGCAGACCATTATAACGCTTAACCTGGGTACGAGGATCTTTAATACCACGGAGGAAGATCTCATGAGTCTTCGTAATGGTCGAACCAGAACGCTCAAAGTAGTTGAACGAGAAGTTCGTACCACCCTGCTCACGAACACGAGTGATGATGTTAAGCTCATCAATACCGTTAGTAAGCGGGTTGGTATCCGAGGTAATATCTTCGATACCCTGTGCACCACGGAAGTCATATTCCATGATGTGACGGTAGTTGTCAATCAGGTTCTTATAGTTCTCATTAGTAGAAGCGAGCTTATCAAGGAAGGTCGGAATCTGCAGACTAATGAGGAACGAATAACCCGTCTCGTACAGATCGTACTGGGACAGGTTCGTGAAATCAGTAACACCGCGCATGAGCGTGAACTTGGTAATGTCACGCGGGGTCACGGTGTTATCAAAAATGTAGGATACGTTTTCGGCTGCCATTATTGATCCACTCTCCCCTCTTACGACTGCAACGCGATGATCTTGAACTTCTCAGTCTGGATGAAGTTCCGGAACTTGACCTTGATGATAGCATACAGAATCTTGTTGCTGTCGTACATAGCGTTCGACACATACTCGATCGTGCAGCTCTGGAAGCGGTTCGCATAACGGTTGATAACCATGTTCTGAACATCTTCCTTATACTTGGTCAGGTCTTCACCATCGAGGAACGAATAGCGGATCTTCGGGCAAAGAACACGAATAGCTTTAATCATTTCCTGAATAGCAAGAACGTTGTTGATCCAGCAAAGCTGAGTATATTCGATCTGCGAAGTATACTCACTGTTCAGCGTCAGAATGTTGCCATCATAGTACGAGCAATAGTTTGCACGCAGCGTGTCAAGTTCTTTACGCTGATCAACAGCAGGAGTATGCTTCGGACTGAAGTTCAGAGTTCCTTCAATAATCGAATCAGTCGGTACGACGACGTCATACTTCTGACCGCAGAAGGGACGGTTACGTCCATTAATGAAGTGACGAACGAACAGTCTAGCGAGATCATACATGATCGTTACGGTAATCTGCTTCTTCGTATACGGCTCATAGATATCATAGGAGTTGATATACGAACCGCAGAAACGAGAGCGGGAGATACCCTTCTCATATTCGAGAACGATATCGTCAATTCCACGAATACCAGTTCCCATATCACGGAAGTAGAAGCAGTCCTCACGGAAGTTGACAAGCTGCTCAATAGCACGCTTTACAACGTCCGGATAGTCAGCATCGAAGATAGCATCAATGCGGTTGTTGTCCAGATCATAGATGCAGTCATCGAACGAACCATCAAACGCCTTCTTAACCTGAATCGGCCAAGTAGCAGACGTAATTGGACGGTTGCCAAACTTACCATTCGAACCATTAGCAAGCTGAATACCATACAGCGTACCAAGGTTCGGAGAGGAGCTAACCGTTACATTGTCGTAGTTCTTTCCATAGAAGTCCGTACCAAAGAGGCAGTCTGCATATGCATATTCATTGTTTAGGATGTGCCGGAGGTTACCCAATGGGAGACAATGGCACGACTGCTTTTGTGGTTTCAAGTCAGGACCGGTCCTATCATATTTTGCTTGATGCAGGGAGTGGCGCTGCACGCGCCTTAGAAAATTATCTAGATGTACTAGAGCTTAATGCTGTCATTATTTCCCATGACCATGCTGATCATGTGGCGGATTTAGGTACTATCCAGCATTTATTAATGTTGAAACCTTCAGGTGCTAAACATGCGCCAGTGCCTATTTATTTGCATGACCAATCGGTATTTCCGCCTTTGGCCATTGAGGACAAGACCAGCCAATTGATGACTTATGGGGTGGATAGCGTCTTAGAATGTGGGCCTTTCCGCGTAAGTTTTTGCCAGACGGTCCATCCACTTCCTTGCTATGCTATACGTGTGGAAGAGATGGAAACAGGGCAAGTCTTAGTCTTTACGGCTGATACTGGCTGGTGCCCAGAGCTAATCGACTTCAGTCAGGGTGCCCATGTATTAATTGCTGATTCAGCCTTTACTAACGAACGGGGGCGAAACGAGATTCATATGACGGCTAGTGAAGTCGCGCAATTGGCCAATCAGGCTCATGTGCGAACCCTGGTCGCTAGTCATATGGCGCCTCATGCGGATCAAACACTCATCCTCCAACAAATAGCGACGGACCTGAGTGCCGACATTAACTTAGTTCATTGTCAGCCGGGACTGACTTTATCACTTTAAGAGGGAGACTATAAAATGTATTTTGTTGATAATGGCAACAACTATGATGCGAGT